TTCCTCGGCAAGCTGCTGGTCAAAGATTGTCAGCGCATCTAGCTGCTCATTGAGGCTAGACGCAAGCAAGTCACCGGCTGTCACAAAGTCTGTAACGCGCTCAATGTCTCTTGCTCCAATAATGATGATTGTGTCTGAGGCGGTTGGCGTTGACGGCACACTTGAGCCGGTGACAATGTTGACGCTGCCGGTACCATTCGCATTAATTGTCACGGTGAAATCTGTGGTCAGTGTGAGCGATGTGGTATTGAAATAAACCGCCACATCATTCTCGTCTAAAATCTCAAACGAAAACGCATACGGCCCCAGCCCGGCTGACCCGGTGAACACGACGCGGCGCGTAATTGCGTTAATATTGTAATCAGCCATTTTGGTGCCTCATATGATTGCTGAGATTATACATCATTTACCGTGCAGCCTCAATGCGGTCTGCTAAATCAGGGAACTCGTCAAATAAACGGTCTCTGGCTTGCGTCTTTGCTGCGCTAACCAAAACCTTTAGCCTTTCTAACTTATCTTCTTTAATGTCGGCTTGATAATCATTCTTATAGATTTCGTTGTTTAGGCTGTCCAATAGTGTTTGACCGCGTACATAGCCGTCATCGTCTGGCATATTACCCTTAAAGTCCATTTGGTTCATCAGAGTAATCCAACGGTTATATTGTGTTGCATTCAGCAAAACGCCGCTAATTTTTTTGTTTGGCATCTGGACGCCATCGCCAAGCTCCATAAACTCGCGGTCAACGTCCTCATATTTTGCGTCCATAATTCTGACAGGGCTTATCCACTCATAGCCAACGCCCTTGCCTTGCTTAATTGTCTCGCCCCACAGGTTTAATTTAGGCTCAACCTGATCACTAAAAAAAGGATTGCGGGCTTTCATCTTTTGCAATGCAGAATAAAAGCCCCGCAGTTCTGGCGGCAATTGTGTCGGATCCTCGCCAGCAAATCCGACCTCTGGCATCATTGCGCTTGATGCCGCTGGGTCAGCGACACGCTCTGCGGTCGCGGCAAAAGATGACACTGTTGGCAATGCTGAACTTACTGCCGTTGTTAGGCGCTCTGCCATAAGCTGCCGCACTTGCTCAAAGGCAACAGATGGATCGGGGTTTACCAATGCCGCAGACAAATCAGACACACCCTGCAAGAACGGCATTTCCATAGAGTAGTTGTAAAGCGCCAAGCCAGTATGTGCGGCTAGGCTTGCCAAATCCTCTGGATCATCAGAGTATTGCGCGTAATATCCAAAGTCAGCCGCCATTGCCAGCATCCCAGAAATAGGATCAAAGCGCGAATATGTAATGCTTTTATATTCGCCATTGGCTTGTTTAATGTTAATTGAGAACGGCTGGATATTCATGCGCATCATAGCCTGACGCGCCTCTGGGTCAGTCGGGCCAGAGCCGGTAATGATTACTTGCTTGTCGGGGCTATCAAGCCCCATAGCCGTGTAAGCAAACATCGACATAATGCCAGTGCCGGTTGCCACGCGGGCAATAGCCAAGTCAGCCTCGCGGCCACCCTTGTTTACCGCTGTATAAAAAGCATGACCAGCCGCAAATGGTGTGCGCCGGAATGCTTCCTTCATAATATTTACTGGCGTTTTGTAGAACGGCACACCAAATATTTTAACAACAGGGTGAGACATAAGCCCCTCGGCACCGCCAGCAAACTTGCCAAGATCGCCTTGGAATGTAAGCTCTTTTGCCGCTTCTGTGGCTTTCATCTTAATCGGTTTTGGCGGGTTAGACAAAACGCGGGCTTCCTCTTCTGCCTGCGCCCTTCTTGCGTCAATTACAGAGCCGCCACGCTGAATTACTGTATCATACATAGACGCGCCCTGCTGGACGGCCTGCTTTTTTACTGATGCTCGGTAAGCAATGGCTTTAAAAAACTCATCTTCTGTCGTCAGAAAGCGAAAGCCCATACGATTATAAACGCCAAATGTATTAACAAATGCCGCGCCAAAGTTACCCTCGCGATACATATTAAATATTTCGCCAAAGTCATCCGTCGTGCCAATTGCTCTTTTGTTTCTAACGTCAATCTTTGTTGCTGATGATGGCTCGCCTGTGATCATAGTTTTACCGGCCACAAGCATTGCATCCTTAAACCCGGCTCGCAGGCTATCAAGCTGGATCAACCCTTCGCGAATAAAGACACGTTCCTTGTTTCCTGTGATTGCTGACCTAGCCAAACCAATGCCGCCAGCGACAGTTTCTTCAATGCCCTTTAACATCATAAATGCGCTGTTACCGGCCACGTTGACGGCGTGTGTCACTGGGCTTGTCAGGATTGAGTTAAGGAAACTCTCAGCCACAAAGTCTAAGGGCCTGTCCCACCAACGCGATTGCACAAAGCGAGCCTGACTAGCAGCATCAGGTAATGACGCATAAGCATCGAGGTAGCGCTCAAAGTCCATCATGTTGCCGCTTTCAATCAAAGCAGCTAGTTCGTCAGCGCGGCCACCTTCAGCAAGGCCAAGGCGCTGTGCCTCGCGTGAGGCGAATAGCAAGCGACCACCTTCCGACACAGCACCAGAAATGTTGGCGTATAGACGCGCCTCGGCGTTGATCAGATTTGCGGCCTGCTCAAACACCTTGCGCTTTTCTGTTGGGTCGGCAATGTCAATTGCCTGCTGGCGTAGGTTTAAGATTTCTTTGCTAATGGCTTTTGCGCCAATGAGGCCAGCCAGCACATCTTCCGCAACGGCTGGTGACCCCGGTGTGCGCCGCATGAACTCAACAACAAGATTGTCAATGCCGCCCTTCTCGGCGGCCTTGAGCAAGTTCTCATATGAAATGGTGCCGCGCCGCGCTTGTTCAAACAATGCGGCGTTGCTGTCTTTGACTGACTGCAAGTGTGACGCGAGATCAATTTCGCCTGTGGCTTGTGCTATTGCTGGAAAGTTTAGCCCCTTAGTGTATTTTTCTGTGACACCCAAATCAGCCGCAAACGACGCTTCCTCTTCTGGGCTGGCGCGGCGAATGACAGTTTCTTCGCCAACAGGCGCAACAATTTCTGGCGCACCCTTTTCGGTGACGCGAGCCTCTGCTGCGCGTGTCGCTTTTTGAAGCGCCTTTGCACCACCAACAAACACATCTTTAAGACCGGCGACTTGTACTGGCTCGCCAACGGCAATAACGTCAGACGGCCCAACAGGCTCAGAAGGAATAACCTCTGGCAAAACCGGCTCTTCTGGCGGCTGCTCAAATTTCACCTGTTGCAGATCGCGCTCTGCGTTTTCTTTGTTAATAAGCGCGTCTAGGTCTTTAGGTGCTACTGGCATCTTCATCGCCTTCCTGTTTTGCTGCGCCTAATGCTGTGATAGCCACAGGCCCAACAATACCATATTTCTCTAATATCTTGATCGCTTTATCGTCAAAAATGACATAGTTTCGTTTTGCGGCGGCATCGCTGACATCTGAAGATCTTGAACCTGCCGCCCTATATTTAATCCCCGGAATGCCAGCATCAGAAAGACGTTTAGAAGCTATCTGACTTGCGTGACTTTTTTTGCCGCCAAGTTCTAAATGTGCGCCCTCTTTTGCTATGTTTGACATAATAGCATCTAAAATCATCCCACCAGAGCCAGAGGTATTGGGGTCAACATCATACCCAGCCTTTACCAAATTTTCTTGCACACTTTTTGTTTGTTCAGAAAATGGTGCGTCATAATCAAGCAAATCATCTGGCTTTGGCGTTAATCCAACTTTATACATTTTGCCTTTTGGGTGACCAGCAAGCGTCACATAATCGACTTTGTTAAAGTCAATATTTGGCTCAATAAATTTTTTATAAATAGTCTGATATCTAGTAGACCTTCCTAGACTATCAACAGCGGCCTGCATATCTTGCATATCGTGAAGCCCTTGACTTAAATTTGCAAGAATTGTGTTTATATCATCTTCTAATGTGTCAACATCATCTCTAATGCCAAATTTCCTTGCCTCATTTGCAATGCGCTTAATATCAACGCCAAACCTATCTTCAACATCCCTAGTATAAACACTGTCTAATGGCTTGCCATTAAAGGTAGCCACATCGTCTGTTTCCATAGTCAATTCACTGCCATCAGAGAATTGCCAAGTCTTAGAATTGTTTGTTAGATCAGTTACTTTATCAACAGCATAATCGTCCAACTGTTGGATGTAATAATCATAATCAGGATCAGCGGAACTTAATGTGCGCTGACCCCCAATTAAGTCAAAGCCAAGTTCCTCTGTCCACCCGCCAGCCATTGTGTCAAAATCTGGCTCTGCATATCTATCTATTGCAGAAACACTGTTTCTATAAAACTTAGCTATGGCCTCACTGTCGGTAAAATACAGCCCGTGTCCATATGCCTGCGCGCCCTCGCCAGTGCCAATCTTTTCTAGCTTAAATTCATCAAAGTCTGCGCCAGAACCGTGAAACGCAATGATGCCCGGCTCAGTCTCAGTTGGCGGCACAGCAGTAATTGGGTTTTCTTTTGTTGGCTTTTGCAACGCTTTCTGAGCGCCGACAATAGCATCATCAATAGGTGCCATAGGATCAACGCCCATACCAAGCGTCACGCCCTTGCCGCGTTCCGCTATACGCGCTGGCGCACCTTCTGCAATAGCCTCACCGGCCGCAACGACGCCCTTACCAGTAGCCGCAGCGCCTTGACCAAAGCCAAACAGGCTGCCCATTTCTGCGCCTTGCATGAAGCCTTGCTTTACATCATCAGGTATGCCCGACTGCGTAGCCCAATCATCCAAAAAACCTAAAGTTGCGCCAGAACCAAATTTGTTTGAAACCTCTTCGACTTGCGTAATAAACGCATCGAGGCGGCCTTGATCATCATCTGGGAATGCAGCTTTATATAAACCTGTCGCCAAAGCGGCTATGTCGCCCGGCGCACCAACAAGGCCAGCCACCTTACCCGGCACAAAGCCAGCCATAGTGCCGCCAACCTCTGCCTCGGTTACTGGCGCACCAGCCGTCTCAGATAACGCGTAAATGTCGCGATACCCACCAGCGCCCATAGCCTGCATTTCTTCAAGCATTTGAAGGCGTGACCGGCGAATACCTTGCTCGTCAGTTTCAACAGAGATAGGTGCGCCTGACTGGTGCAAGTCCATAGTGATGCCAAGTTCTTTGCTTATGTCAGTCATTACTCGCCCCGCAATTCTTTTAATTCACGCGCATCTTTTAACAATTCAGCCAATGCACTCATGTCTGTGCCACTTGAAAAAAAGCCCGGTTTAACAGGGTTTGATTGCAACGCCTGCGCTGCCGCAATCAATTCGTCTAAATCAGTAATCGTTTTGCCAAATAAAGATTTTGATGCTTTATTTACGTTGTTTTGTATAGCTTTAATCGCGGCCTGCTTATCTGGATTAACTGTTGGGTCGGTTTTTTCTTTTTCAATAATTTGTTGTGCGTAAGCAATAGGATCAAACGCGGGGTCGGCGTCTATCTTCAAAATCATGTCACTGCGGTGCTTTGCAAATTGTCTTAAATTTTCTGGCGCTTTTCCCTGCTTGCCGCGAGCCAAAAGCTCTGGTTTACCATAGAAATCACTTAGCACCTCAACGGCGCGATTAAAGCGTTTGTCGCGTTGCGTTGTTAAGTCGCCAAACAAACGATCCATTGTGGCGCGTGTGATTTCGCGGTCAGTATACGCGTCAAGAATATCGTCCTCTGTAAGCTCGCGCCGCATCGCCATTCTGTCTAATTCTGAAATCCGATCAGCACTGTCAACGCCGCCGTCAGTTTCCATAACCTTGTAAAATTTGTCGGCTTTTTCTGGGGCAAGACGCTCAAGTATTTTGACCAAAGGCTCTGCCGCCTCAAAATTTCTATCGCGAATTGCTTGCGTAATTTCTGGCGTCAACATTTCAATCTTGTCATTGCGAATGCGCTCGTCTTGACGGTCTTGCGCCTCATAAAGCGATAAGGTTTCTTTTTCTTGGTCGATATAAGCCTTGCGCAACGCAACCTTTTCATCATCGTTTAAGACGGCGTAAAGCGCAGAATATCTTTCTCCAAAGTCACCAGCTAATGCGGCGCGGGCATTGCTGGGCTTTTTCATGTGATCTAACAAAACGCCAATCTTTGCCTTTGAAACCATTTTTTCAATTTCGGCAGATTGTTTCTCACCATAGGTTTTGCTGCCAGTGTTGATTGCAATGTCTTTAGCTTCAAAAGCAGCAACGGCTAATTGACCTAATATTGATTCAATGTCAGCGTCTTTTTGTTGCAAAATGGCCTTAAACTCTGCTGGCTTTTGAGCAAGCACTGCATCCGCTGTTGCAATCTTTTGCGTCTGATAAATCGTTAATTTGTTTTCAAGGGCAGACTTATAAAGCGTTGACGCGCTAGAATTAACTGTTGCTGAATATTTCAATCCTTGCGATGGGTCAATGCCAGCAATCAATTCGCTGTGACCAGAAATCATATCAGTTAAGTCATTGCGCATTTTAGAAATGTCAATGTCTTGACCGGCTTTGATCATTGCAGAATAGCTAGATATTTTTTTGTTAGCTTCAATTTGCAGCTCAGTCGTAAGCTGCTGGGCGGCAGTCGCAGTCGTCACCGCGCCAAATATCGTATCTGGATCGCCGACAATTTCTTCAATGTCACGACCCTGAGAAATTGCGTCTTGGATTTGCTCTGCCGTTACCGGGTTTTCAAATGCGTACTTTGCCGCCTCACGCTTGGTTGATGCTACTTTTTTGTCGTAAGCATACTTAACCATTTTGTCTAGGCTCTTGCCAATGCTGCGGTAAACCTCACCCTGCGCACGACCAGCCGACACAAAATCAACATCAGGGATAGATGGTATCGAAACCCCTAATGGGCGATATTTAGGTAACTCTGCCATTACAAGCCCCCGCCAGCGCCCAGAACATCATCGGCGTTTGTTAAATAAGACCCGCCTGTTGTAGCTGTTGATTTTGGCGCACCGCCAAATCCAGCCGCCATAGTAGCAATATCAAATATTGCACCAACTGTCTCAGCTTGTGCGCGTTTTAGCACGGCCTTCGCCTGCATTTGATACTGCATTGCCCGCGCTTCACCAGCACCAAAGGCAATAATTTCACCATCCCGACTATTATAAATTTCTGTTGCGCCTTTTTTCTGGGCATATAAAGCAAGCGCCCTTGCGCTGCCGCTAAATGGATCAATGCCGCCAGCGCCAGCGCGGGCGTTGATAGTTGCCTGCGTTGCCAAAATATTATCCATAACGGCAATGCCCTGCTGTTTATATTTGAGAACCTCTGACCGCGCCTGCACTTTTGCGTAAGCGCCTTGGGTAACTAGCGCCTTTGCCTCGGTCTTGGCTATGTTGCCTGCAAATAATCCGCTCATCTTATTGCCCTATACTAATTTTGTAATCAATACCAAGCAGGGTCATCTTTAGTGGAACCTCTTGCCCGATTGTTATTTGCCCATCGTAAGTATACCCTAAAATGCCGTGCAATGTCTTGATGCCAGTATATTCAGGCACGGCACTGCCAAATACGCCTGTGCCAAACTGCCGGAACGGTATCAGCTTGCCATCAATCGTCAGCGATTGCGTCTCAAACAATTCAGCGTTTACCTCAAAGATACGCTTCTTAAAGCCCTTTAGGGAGCCGCTGGGCAGGTTTGGCTCAACCGGCAGTGTCTTTACCTCTGGCGTAAAGTTAAGGCCAACCTGATAGCTTGTAGAGGCCGCTGTGGCAAATGTCACTGTGAATGGTGTGCCGGGTACAGTCTGATCAGGCTCAATGATGCCGTCGCGGATAATCTTAACTGTTTTGCCTTCGAGATGCGTCATGTTTACTGACGCCGCTGCGCCGCCAACAATTGAGCAATCAAGCAGCGCATCAGGGTCAAATATCTCAACGTAATAAACATCGGCGCTATTTACGTTACGTTTTACCACAACATAAATATCATCAACGTCAACGCCGATATTTATAAACTCGCCATCGGTTGTCCACTCTGACGGCGCAATGACGTTCTGGCTGCGTAGCAATGTGTAACAGGCAATGCTGCCGTCGTCGCCATTTACCAGCATCAGGCGGTCGCCCTCATCGGTTGACGTTGCGACGCGCACCGCCATTTCTTCTGGTGTCTTTAACAGATGCGATGACAGCAAGGATATCTTTGATGACGTGTAAGCCTGCACCGCGTCACTAAAGATAAACTCTTGGATTGCCTTACCCTGACGCTGAATAAACAGCGTTGAGCCGTCCACGTTCTGCAACCGCAGCCCTGCCTTTGCGCCAAATGCAGTCTGTTGTTTGACGATCAGATTTGTTGGCGTGATCGGCGTGTCTAGTGTTTGCGGCACATAAAACTCAGCGCCGGTTGTAAATATCTGCAAGTGACGGCCAGAGTAAATATCAACAATGGCGTTAAAGGTGCCGGTGTCTAGCGTCGCCTCAACAGCCGCATCATCGAGGCTCTCGCCCTTATCAAAGTTGAAAAAGTCAGAAACCCGCGAGCCCCAGATAGTTGATGGGCGCTGCTTGCTGCCGCCAAAATATAAACGGCCTTCGTGGAATGTGACGCTGCGCGGCCAGCCGCGTGTCGATGACCACACATCCTCATAGCCGTGTTCTGTCTCAAAGTCTCCGGCATTGATTGTGCTAGTGTCAAAGAATGGTATTTCGACGTATGCCTTAACCTCAGTGTCGCTAACAAACTGGGTGATCCGCGCACGGCCAAAACCATTTAAAGCGACGACAAATTCATCAACCATAGCCGTGCCAAACGCCTTGACGCTGTACTGGCTGGTCGCATCAGGCTGGGTTGTCCAAGCCGGGAACACTGTCAGCACTTTAGTTGACGCGACGTAATCCTCAACGTGCCGCACCTGACCAGCACCAGTACCGCCGGTAATCCGAATAAACATACCATTAGGCGCATCGTCTGTTGTGTAGCTACTAGCGGCCTTTAGCGTTATTGTATCAGCGCCGCCAGCCTGCGCTGTGCCGGTGTCAGTCGTGACGGCAGACGCGGTTAGCGTTATGTTTCCTGATGTTGCGCTCGGCGTAATATTGTAAGCCGGGATGTGCGTATCGATATCAAAGGCATATTTAGGCACAAAGCTAAACGTGATTGTGCTGGCCGTCCAATCGCTGTCTGTTGCGCCGCGCAAAATCCTGACTGGCTCTAAATCCTCATGCACGACAATCACAGTGTCAGCGGATTGCACCCAGTTCATTTGTGGCAAGATTGCGCTAGTCAGGCTGGCAATCGTCAAATAGTCATTGCCGCTTCCATTGATGTTTGTAATTTGTGCGCCGTTTTTAAACACATACATTTTGCCGGGCGTAAATACCAGCATATAGCTGTCGGAGACGCTAAACTCAAACGACACCATCCGCACTGCATCAGCCGCGCCGCTGTCTAGCTCGGCAACGAACTTTGTGCCGTCACGACGCTTTGCGCCGCCTTGCGGCTGGATGCTGACATTTCTAGCTGTCGATAGGCCAGATTTATATTGGCTAATATCAGTACGCGCCCGCAGCTTTGGATCAAGCTCACCAGCCGTAAAATCATTCTGTATCTGAATGATGCGGCTCATGTTAGTACCTTATATCTGAAATCGGGAACTCTTGTATTTGCTGTGCTGGCCGGTCAGCGCCGTCAATGTTAATGGCAACGCGCACCAGACCGCCGCGCATATTTTCTGCTGGCGCACCATATGCCTTTGCGTGGTAATAATCAGCCTTGGTAATCTGATCAGTGATAGGCTCGGCAAATTCTGCCGCGAGCGCCATCTTTAACAACCGCACAAAATATGGCGGGAAAGCGGCAGGCTCTGGGCGAAATTGGTAATCAATCCAGACATCTTCATAATTTGTATAAAGGCCGAGGCTGTAAACCTCAAAGTCACGCACCGGCAGCGCACCAATTGCGCCTGTGTTAAATACAGCCTTTGGGTTTCCAAGGATGTCGCCGGGCAAAGCGTAAGTATATTTCCACTCGTTGATCGGCGTACCGGCAAGCTGCGCAAGCCTGACCTTTTTGACTGACCAAGAATAAGCATATTGCATTAAGAGGGTATCGCGCACGTCGTCATAGAGACGGTCAGCGATTTGTGCTTCATCGGTGCCAGTCGCAAACGATGAAAGCGGGGCAGCGCCCAGCATGATCAGAGCCTCGGAACATATAGAAAGTTTGGTATCGCCCTGCGCCATTACGCCACTCCAAAATGGGGAAATGGGGCGGCTTGCGCCGCCCCACTATTATTAGTCTGTGTCGGTCATTGCGATGGCTGTGCCATCGGTCACGTCGACCACACCAGAAGCGTTTGACGCCACCATCACAATTGACAGTGTTGGTGTCGCGCTGTCGTGAACAAAGATCACGTCGCCGACTGCCAGAGTGTCTGACAGATCATTGAAATAACCCGCTGTGTTCACAGTCGCAATCGCGTCTGCTGATGTGTAAGTGTACATTGATGGTGCGTTGCCTTTTTTAGCTGCACCGATCACGTTCCAACCTGCTGAAGAGAAAGCCATTGTCTAAACTCCTTTCTATTCAGTTGCGCTGATGGCAACGATACCTTCGGCGTCAATGGCTACTGCACCAGCAGAGAACATTGAAGCTACAAGGAACGATGTCTTTTCAGCAACGTAGTTGATTTCAGTCTTTTGGTTCATGCCAATGCCCATACCGACTGCATCTTTATGGAATGCAAAGCAGGTGCGGGTTGATGGCTTTGGCAGGCCGCCTTCGTCACGGTCGCCAATGGTGATGAACTTAAAACCAAGGAAGGTATCAAGCTGGCCTTGAACAAGAGCTTTAACGGCAGCGTAATCGCTAGATGCGATCTTGGTGTCGTCAAGCAATGCAGCCAGACCTGATGCGTGGATCAGCATACAGCGATCCTGTGCTGGTACGTTGCCAGTGTCGAGAAGCTCTTTAGCCTCAAGCAACTTAGCAAGGTTCATGTTTGTACCCGCGCCACCAACTGTTGTAGCAACAGTCAATGCTGTACCAGAGCCAGACAGCGCATCGATCACTAGCTGATCCATACGACGCCCGATTGCACCTGACACTACCTGCACCAATTCACGACGCTCATCAAAGTTGATTTTCTGCTGTGAAAAGATGTCTGAGTATTCAGCAGCAATGTAGTCTGACATTGTTGCGGTTACTTGTGAGTACGACACATTCAGAGGTGTTACGTCTGTCTGTGGTACGCGAATGGTCGCGGTTCCCTTACCGATTTTTGGGAACTTGACCTGTGAGCCTTCGACATTTGTCCGCTCACGCACTACGCCAGCAAGGGCGCGTTGAGCGGCATAGGCTTGTTTGACCTCTGCATCGAAGAGCTGCACAAACGCATTTGAAACGCCTACAGCCATTTCTCTATTCCTTTTGTAAAAGTTAAAGCACGATTTAACGCCAAACAGGTATCCTAAAAGGGCTGCGGCTTGGGCATATACGCTACGCCCCCAAGCGGGTCAAACAGGCCGCAAAGCGGGTATCTGTCAATAGGGATTGTATAAGAAAAAGCGAGGGCTGTAAACAACCCTCGCAATTGGTTAGATTGTTGAATATTCATCGTTACCGTAGGCTTGCTCAAAGAGCTTTTCAACTTTGGCACGATACGCCGGGTCGGTCTGATATTCTGGCTTTCCGACCATTGACATCAATTCATCTTTTGACGGCGCACCAGCGGCAGGCCCAACATCAACAGGGATGGTTTTGTCGCCGTAGTAATTGCGAACCTTTTGCAAGGCTTTCATGCCTTGCGCCGTGCCACCCATAATGCGGAACTCTTCAAAGTCATCCGCTGACCAGACGCCCTTGCGAACCAGCCCCGACGCCCAGTCGGTCATTGACTTAATAACAACGTCGGCGTTCTTGCCGAGCTTTTCGTATTCTTCCTTATACGAAATTTCTGCGGCCTCTGCCTCATCGCCAGCCATTGAGATGAACTTGCTGGCAAGCTCTTCAAAGGCTGCTTGGCTTACGCCATTCTCTTTAGCCCAATCCTTGTATGTAGCGTAAAGCTCGTCATCCTCTGGGATGCCCGCATCTTTAAATACGCTATCATCGTATTCCTCTGGGGCTTTGTGCTTGCCTTGGCTAAATTTCTTTTGCAATTCAACATAGGCATTTGCCAAATCTTCCGGCTGGTT